GCTAGAGACTCTAATTGCTCAGTTTGAGTATATGCAGAAACTCCAAGGAGAAATGGCGGGTATTGACAATCCGCAACTGCAAGAGTCTTTTAGTCGGATGTATAAGGAGTTGGCGAATGGTATAGCTCAACTGATTCCGCTTGTCAATGCTCAGGAAGGTACGATCGACGAAAACTCGGAAGCCTACAAGAGACTTATGATCGTACTAGAAGAGGTAGGCATTCCGCTTAATGCTCTAGCAGAAATCCAAGAGCGAATCAAGACGGCCAACGAGAATGCCACCAAATCGGCTATTGATGCTGCGCAGGCTGAACGTGATCGCCAAGAGCTGTACGACGATATTAGCAAGTCGCTTGGGCCGATGGAGCAGATTCAGGCCAAGTTCAATGACCAGCTTGCAAAGGCCGGTAAGGTTGCTTGGCAAAGCTCACAGGATGTTCTGGCGTATGTAGATGCTTTGAGAGTCTGGAAAGCAGAGCAAGAAACTCTTGCCGGATACCAAGCTGCTGGCGATTTTGGCCCGATTGCGGCAATGCGAGCAGAGGATACGTTCGGGCGAGAGGTTCGCGGACCTCTGCAATCCCTGATGCAGCAGGATGCGGATAATCCCGCTCTGTCAGAGATGTGGGCGAAAGCCCTTGAATTTCGTGAGCTTCAGCACCAGAACGAGCTGGATGAGATCGAAAATAAACAGGCACTCTTCGACCTCAATCAAGGTCTCCTAGATAGCACTCTCACTCTCGGAGAAGCCGGAACAGGTGTTGCAACTGCGATGGCCCAAGGCTTTGGCCAAGTTGCTCTCCAGTCTATGAACCTAGCCGGTAATATCCAGCAAATCACGGCAACCGCAATCGGCGGCCTTATGAATCAGCTTGGGAATCTAGCAACCGGAGCTAAGACCAACTTCCAACAGATCGCGGTTTCTTTCGTGCAAATGATCGCCAAAATGATGGTTCAGCTCGTCGCTATGCTGGCAATCATTACGGCAATCAAAGCGATGGGCGGAGACGGCATTCTGGCAATGATGGGGCTGGGTGGAGCAGTTCCGGCCGAAGCTGCAAACACAGCTACTTCTACTCTCAGTACGACTACCTCTTCGATGCTTCAGAGTTCTGCCCAAGCCGCGATTCCCGTCCCCAAACTTACCTACCCCGGGCGGCCGGGCGCGGCCGGGCGGCCGATGAGGGCGGGTATGCCCTATATGGTTGGCGAGCGGGGGCCTGAGCTTTTTGTGCCGCCGCAAAGTGGGTCGCTGAAGAGTAATCGCGAGATGAACATGATGGCTCAACAGCCGCCGCAGGTTACGATTGTAAATGTCGATTCCACACAGAACACTTTGGACGCTCTGGGATCTGAGGAAGGCGAACAGCTCATTCTGAACGTCATTCAAAGAAACCCTGAAATCCTACGATCACTCGGCTAGAGGTATTACTGATGGAAGATAAGATCGTAGTCACAGTTCCTCAGATAAGACTGTACAGCGGCTTGAAGCATCTTGATGCCCGATCAGGTTGGGAGGAGCAGCTAGGCCGTAACGTCACAGCTCATCAAGCCCTGACGCGCCAGATAATGCAGTTCCTTCACGGTGCCCCCGTTGTGGACTACGGGTTGATTGAGTATGCAGGAACCGCTCCGGGCAACGATTCCCGGTTGCTGGTTCTGGATACAATACAACGGAATGCTGACATAAGTGATCCTCTGAGTACTGTTTCAACAACGTCGTACAGTCAGTATACGAACTATCTGTTTCAGAACAAGGCAAATGCCTCGAAGGCTATAGCAGGGAGGTATGTCCTCGCGTGGGATGCAGGGGGCTACTTCGTTATATACACTCCGGGCTTTACATCAACGCTCAAAGACGAAACAGGAGCCCAGCAACAGCTAAATCCCGGCGATACAAAAGACTTCTACTATGACGATGGGAATGGAGGCTATGAATACTGGCTGACCGTTGGAGTCGGGCCGATCAGCACAGGTAATGCGTGGAGCCCGGGGCAGGGATTTTACTTTAATGTAATTACGCCTGATTACAACGAGGATCTAAACTGGTCCAAACCCAGCCGACATTGGAATATGGAAGTTAATTCACCTCCGTTTGGCGCTAATGGGTACAACGGATACCTCGTCTATGACACGGGGAGGCTTGGACCACACACGGGCTCAGATACGTTTGCAGATGCCAACATGGTGACGCTGAATTTTGCGACCAGCAATACCTTCTCATACGTTGCGCCTGTAGACAACTGGACTGCCAATCTTGCAGGGGCATCAAGCTCCTTCTGGGACGCAGGTGCGGGGTTTCCGTGGTCTGCGAATGGTATTATCTCCCCACTAACTGCCGGATTGGCAAGTTCGACGGATCCAGCTACTGCGAATCGTATGCCTGACAAGTTTACGATGTTTCGAGGGCCGGGCTACATCAGAATCATGGGCGAGACCCGCGACCCAAACAACCTGACTCAGACAATCAATCCAGACATGGACAGCATGTACTTCTACGGAATGATGACTCCCCTTGCTCCGGTCGATCTGTATCCGTCTCCGGTAGCGTTTCTCGGTAATCTAGGCATTGATATGTCAGGCACGGCTCCTGCGCCGCGTCCTTGGTGGCGAACTTCCAACGGGCCTACCGCGACAACAGACGCATCCATGCTCTACACCCCCTCCAATCAGACTGGGCGTTGGCAAGTAACAGCGCCGTTTATTTTGAAGCCTTCATTTAACCTCAACGGAGGAACCGCGAGTCCGACTCAGGTGTTTCAACTTTCGCCTTTAAGCGGCTATAGAGTTCCTGATCTATCTGCTTCGTCTAGCAGTACAAGTGGTGGATTTGGAGATGGAAGCGTCAACATCGGGGCAAGTAACACAGGTTATGCCGAGGTAATTGCCACTACAGACTTTACCCCCACTCGAATTGACTTGGTATATTCGACCTATATTGGATATAACACACCTCAATACCGCGCGGGATATTACCTTGAAGCCTTCGGTGGGCCGCAGATACGTCCGATGACGATCTATGACTTGTCGGAAGATGGATATGCTTGGGCACACCCGGGAGAGACCGGCGGGCAAACGCTCAGCAATCCTACTTTTGGCTACCAAGGCGAGCGGATTCTAGCGAAGACTACCTCCGGGCTGAATACTCGTATAGAAACTTTTGGCTTTTTGCCCGGCGTGTATCACGGCTCTGAGCTGGTTCGGTTCGATCCTGCGGGGGATGTGACCAGAACTAATATCACACCCGCATATGCCCTGAGCCCGGGAACTCTGATTGAGTATAAGGGTCGCCAACTTCGCGTTATTGTTGGAGCCAATCCCGTTCACGGCGGTACATATTCACGAGTCAATGGAGTCGGATATAATACCGGGGTCATTCTGTTCGACATGAACGCGGTGTGAACAAAAGGAAACCTCATGGCTTACAAAAGTGGTACGGCATTAACTCCCGATCAATTTGTCGATGCGTTTATGAATTTTGCTATCAATGATGTTGCGCGATTCAATGACCCCTTCAAAGGCAGTCGAGGTCTTAGTTCATTTCAAGAAAGTGGAACGGACGTATTTAGTACGTTTGCGATCGAGCATAATGACTCGGGAGCTTTATTCTTGTTTGATATTGTCAAAGGAGAACTAGCCAACAACAATGTAGGTGAATACGTACTCTTTGGTCAACTTCTTGATTCGCCGGGTGGGTCTTTCAAAGTCAACTATGACAGATTCTTTGATGTGTACATGACTGTTCCTAGTGTCAACTGCACATGGACTATGACTGAATCCGCAGGAGTGTATACTTTTATTGCGACTATGACGGGCGGTGAGGGGGCTCTTACGAGTCTACAGGATGGGTTCGCCCTAGTCCTGATAGACCAAACCATTTCCACCCGCCGTCACATATTCGACATAACCACGGCGTCTGTCGCGGAGGGCGCGATTCCTTTTACGCAAACCCTCACCTGCTCTTATGTCGGCACTCTCGATGTTAACACGGGTGTCGTTACTTCTACACCGCCTTCGATGCCTGCTTCGGGAAATCAAACGAATTTTCTGTTCTCTGATTTCGACACATACGAAACCAATGAACTCTTCCAAACTAGATTTGGAGAATTTCAAGGGAGTATGTGGAACTCCGTGATCGAGCCTGATGAGCTTAAAGAAGGCTGGTTTCCCCGGTCGGGGCGTATCAGTTTCACGGGCGGCTTGGACTACGAATTCTTTGGCGGGCCAGAGGTCGGCGAAGAATATTTCCACATGGTCTTGAAATCTGGCACTCATAATTCGCATTGGTGGATGGGGCGAACGTCATCGGTTGGCGGCCCCGTTACCGTGGATGGTTCTAATGCAGGCGTTTTTCTAGCGACTACAGGCCCGCATACAGATGCACACGGCAAAGACACTTTCCAGTACGCGATGGATTTTCAGAACATGGATGAAGTCTGGAAAAACCCTTGCGTTTTGCTAACTCCGTATGAGAATGCCTCGACCTCAGAGCTGGGAATCCCAATGCTGAATGGCGGTAGAGCCAATCTAGGACCGTTTGGAGTTAGCCACCTCAACCAGTATGGCCCGACAAAGCTAACGAGAAAATCCTTAGAGACCACTCGGTACTCAATTCAAACCGGCCTCAACGGGTTTGAGGGCGGCCCTTCTTGGGACATGGACGGCGCTCGCGGGCGTACCATTTACCCCTTGAGACCCGGGGGTTCTGTACCGCTCAACTATGACCCCAGCTATATCTATCCGTTTACCGAGACTAGCGCCATCGCTCATAATAGCGCCTACCCGGAGAGTTACTCTAGCGGCTTCAGATTCTGGTATCTCGATGAGATAAGCACTAACTGGGTGGCATCAAATAGCTCTCTCACATATGAAACCAATCCCGCAAACGATGGCTATGGGTATGTGAAGTGGACTTTTTCCGACATTGACCCATACATCACATCCAATCTATTTACCACACATACGACAAGCAACGCGGGCATATGGGATATGGTTGAAATAAAGTTTAGGCTCGTAAGTGGTCCTGCTTCTGCTTGGCTGGGTCAATTCTGGGCCAGAGATTATCCTACTGACTCCACTTACCCCTTTTCGCCCGCAACTTCTGTTTATGCAGTCGCAAGCGCGCCAGAGGGGCTCGCTGATAACGAATGGGTTACTGCTAAGTGGATCGTCGGTCAAGATAGATCTCTTTGGTATGATGCCCCGCCGAACTCAATCTCACATACTTTTAATCAAATTCGATTCGATCTTTTCGGTGGAGATGCTTCTGCTACTGAAGTGCATATCGAATACATTTCCTTTATTGTGTCGAAAGAGGCACTAGACGCTCGATATGGAGCGACCTATTGTCACTATTTGGGTCAAGTCCCGGGAGTGTATCGAGGCACTTTGCAGGCTGTTACAGACGAAGTGTATAACGCGGGGCAATCGAGTCAATTTACCGTCAATACTAGATATGTGACAACAAGAGTCGGGGACAGTAACTACTCGACGTTTCCCGTTCGAGTAGAGGGAGCTGTCGGTGATAGAGCTAAGCCTCCCCATCTAGCGGATCGCGAAAATAGCGGCGATGCGTGCTACGTCTACAAGAGGTGAATTTTGGATTTCTACAGTCTCTACACGCCGTCTAGGTATTTTACTAACGCCCTGTCTGGTGAGCTGACTCTATCCGAAATCCTCGAAGGAGATTCGTTTACGGTTGATGTTCACAATGCGGAAAACTCGGTATTGACTGAAGCCATCTCTCTCAGTCTACCCGATTCGACCTATGAAGTAACGTGGCCGGGCCAAACTGCGCTTTCCACACAGGCTGAACTCAACGCTAATCAACTCACGGTCGGTGCCTACAACACCGTCACGGTTACGGTGACGTTTCTGTCTCCGGGCCGCACTCAGGAACAGCAGGCTAGTTTTGAGTGGGGCGGCGTCGCGATGACTGTCTACTACACCCGCAATCTAATGCTCTTTGAAGAGCCGGAAGGCGGAGTCGAAGAGTTGATGGAGTTCAAAACCGATGTATCGGAGGCATGGGATGGTACTGAGAAACGCACTCGCATTCGAGCCAACCCCAGAACAACCTATACCTTTGAATACACGGTCGCAGATCGGCAACAGGGAGTCTCCTTTCAAGCCAAGATGATGGGACTACCGGGCCGAAAGGCCCGGATTGGTCTTTGGCATCGCACACAGCTTTTCAGTTCTGTTACTGTGGACATAGACGGAAACTTGCTTATCACAGCTTCAGGTGGGCTTGATCCGTCTTTTTTTGCCCTTAGTCCCGGGGATCGAGTCTGGTATTATGATAATGTAACGGGGGAGATTTTTTCCCATGGTTTGGGCTATACCCTTTCTGGCGGTACAATCGCTCTCCCCCCAACACCACCCAGCACGCCGGGATTTCCGATCTTCTTTAATGCTTCTCGCTATACGCTGCTTCCTACGGCTGAAGTATTCATGCAGGAAAGACCAAGTGTCGGATTGTTCCCATCCGGAGCGACCCGATACTCTGTGGAGTGGGTAGAACCCAACTCTAGTACCTTCTATCAAAATGAACGGGACAACTCAACCGCATGGCAGGATCTTTGCAATTCAGAAAGTTATCTATCTCGTCCTGTACTCCGCGAGGGGCAGTATATTAGTGGATCCCTTAGATTCTCTTCAGATTCTGGTTCTGTTTGGTTCGATCAGAGCATTGGAACGATCGACACTTTGAACCGTAGGGACTCTTCGGCGGTCTCATTTGAGCGTCAGTTTGACTATACTTTTGAAAGCAATAAGGTCCACAGCCTTCGTAAGTTCCTGCATTGGACGTGGGGTCGGCAGCGATCCTTTTGGGTGCCCTCGACGGCGAATGACTTGTTCATCTCGACTGCTGCTGCGAACGGACTGTCGGCGACGTTCCTCGGCGATGACATGGGCCTACTGACGCCCCTACTGGATGGATACTCGCATCTCGAAGCCGACTTTGGCAATGGGACGCGCAAACAAGCGCAGGTCATTGGGCAGGACTCTGATGGCACGAACGTCACCTTGACGTTCGATGATGTTTTCGTGACCGACACGGATCTGGCGTCCCACCCAAACATGACGATCTCAATACTTTACCATGTGCGGCTCGCGTCCGACAAGATCAAGATCAACTACGATGGCCCGGAGGAAGTTTCGTGCAGGGTCAATCTAGTAACCGTGAAGCAATAAGGAAGGAAAACCCCCAATGTCCTATGACTCACAGGAAAGCTCAACAGAAAGCGGAGCCCCGATTGAGCTTTATCACATCTCGGGTTCTGATGATTTCTATTATACATCTGGTCCTCTACCGATCGTATACAGGAACAAAACTTATGAGCCTGTCCCGATCAAACGAACTGCTCCCACTATCAACAGTAAGGAGTCTTCAGCCACCCTATCCTTAAAACTGCCCTTCAATAATGAGTTTGCCGCTCGTTATCTAGGGGGTGTGCCTCCGGAGCCTGACGAAGTTACAATCTATAGGCTTCACCGGAGCGATGTGACAGAGGAAGTCATAAAATTCTGGTATGGGTCGGTAAGTGCTGTGAAGTTCTCCGATACGACAGCGACAGTAACCCTACTTGGTATTATGTCGAAACTTGGGGTTCAGATTCCCGTCGCCACCTATTCATGGATGTGCAATCACGCACTCTATGATGCTCGGTGCGGCGTCAACAAGTCGGCGAATACGTTCACATTCCGCGTCAACACGATTTCCGACGATGGGGTCACACTTACTCTATCAGATTTCGGTCAGGCTAACACTAAATTGGCGGACACCGGCTTTTTTAACGGTGGGATCTTTTCCGGGCCGGGTAGTGTAGGTCAACGAACGGTTCTATCTTTAGAGGAACCCCCTTCGCCCTATGTACCGGGCAGTCCGGATTATCTGTATACTGTTGTTCTTCTAGTGCCTACATCTTCGCTAAATATTGGCGATCAAGTCACCGTTACCGCTGGATGTAACCACTCCATTCAAGTCTGCCATAATCGTTTCACAAACGCAAACAACTACGGCGGCTTCCCCTACATCCCAACGCTGAACCCTTTCAGCACCGACACGAAGAGGTGATCTGTGACTGGTATTGAGTTCCTAATCGTCCTTGCGATCACTCTGGCTATTTCTGCGGCTGCGGCTGGTTTGTCCTATGCCCTAGCGCCCAAAAGCGACATTGAAGGCCCAGAGGCTGCCGGTCTGGGAGATTTCGGATTCCCGACAAATCTCGAAAGCCGATACATTCCTGTTGTGTGGGGGTCAACTCGAATAGACGGGCAGAACGTCATTTGGTATGGCGATTTCTCGGCAAGAGAACTCGACACGGGCGGTCAAACAGTCGGCTGGGAGTATTCCCTTGGCATGGACCTTGCTCTGTGTTGGGGTCCGATTGACACTTTGTCCGAGATCACCATCGACGACGAATACGCGCTAAAACCCGGTGAGAATTATGCTCTTTGGAATACTCTGACGAACAGCACCGAATATGCTCCCGTGTACGGATATTCTGCAACGCAGATTGGAGAGAGGCTTCTGTCGTTTAAGGATACCCAATTTTTTGGCGGTAGTAAGCGTGGGGGCCGTCTTATCGGCGATCTCCGATTCTATTATGGCACAGCAAACCAGCTTGCCAATAGCTATATTTCAGATCAAGAGAAAAACAACTATCTTGAAGTCTCTGCGGGCGTTCAGATTAGTAAGGGCCAGCTTGTTCCGAGGTATCCGGAACTGTGTCACGCCGTCTGGGAGGGGGGAGTCCTCTCAGAAAGTGCGGTGTTGAACCAATGGAAATTCACAGTACACCGTTACCCAACAGCTCCCGCGTCGTCGTTCGCTAAAGTCGCAGAAGATCCCAGTAATGGGTACGCAGATGCTAACCCAGCTAACGTGATATATGAAATCCTAACAGATACGAACTGGGGCCTTTCAATCCCGGCTGAGCTGATTGACACGAATTCTTTCGTATCCGCAGCCGAACAATGCTACAATGCTGGCAATGGTTTTAGCTATACTATGGATAACCCTAAGCAAGCTAAGTCAGTTATAGATGATATTTGCTCTCAAATCAATGGTATGCTGGTTCAAAATGCGAACGGCTTGTTTCAGCTAAAACTGCTCAGAAAGACCTACCGAACCTCTGACAACGCGGTGCTTGACTACGAGGGGAATGTAGTCAGCGGTCAGACCATTCGTTCAATCGACGAGTCGTCTATCATTGAGATTAAGTCGGCTTCACGTCAGTCTTGGGAAGAAACCTTCAATGTGGTACAGGCCAAGTATTATGACCGAAGAGATGAGTTTAAGGAAACGGTAGCCACCGCTCACGATCTCGGAAACATGGCTATCCAAAACGGAAAAAGACGAGTAAAGAAAGTTGACCTGCCGGGAGTCCGCACATCAGAAGCTGCGGCCATTGTGGCGCAGCGTAATTTGCAATCCTTGGCATACCCAATCACTTCGGTAGACATTGAAGTTTCTCGGGAATTTAGCGATATGAGACCGGGGGATGTGATTGAGATCAATCATCCAGACTTCGGGCTATATGATTTTTACATGCGTGTATTGGAAGTCGGGCTGCCTAAAGATACCGATGGAAACGTCCTGCTCAAAGGGGTTCGAGATGTATTCGACGAGCCTACCGCTGCTGACCTAATGCACGTCGGCGGTGATACCACTAGCTCTTCGATGGGCGATGTAGCGCCGATCGAAGCCACCGTCGTAGACATGAGTGGTCTTACCCATTTTCATCATCAGCAACTGGTCCCCGGTTCAACGGGTTTTCATACATGGCATATAGTCGGTGCGCCTACGGCAACCTCGCGTGCCGCACAAGCATTCCAAGCAGACGCTTTGGCCGCCGGAATCTGGAATGATACATCAGATTTGAAGCAACTTCCGCCCGTGGGTCGAGTCATCGCACATTCTTCAGATATTTGGAGAGATAGACAGTACGCTAGGCGGTATCTCAATGATTCGGCAGAGTTAACCAATAAGAAATCCGGCCCTTATGGTAACAACCCCGGACCCCGCAATAATCCGGTTTACGGAAACACCAATGTCAAAACGACGATGGTGGACGGATTTATGGAAGATGCAATTACAGTCTATGACTTAAACGCGGACAGCATGGGCCGATACGGTTCTCTTTGGGTAGACGGACTTGGGGATCCCGATGCTTTGGTGCAGACGTTGAACGAAGACCAAATCCAATACCACGGATACGGGCTGGCAATGGTTCGACCGAAGTGGGCCAATGGAGACCCCAGATTTGATGAGATCATAGCGTATAAGTCTGCATACGTCCTACGAATTGAGCTGCTTGAGTGGATACTTCAAAGTAAAAAAGTGAAAGGAATCTTCATTAACAATAATTATCCGGCGTATTTTTCAACTCCGTGGTTTGGGCAAGAGCCCACTATTATCGAAGGTTATAGGGTACTCGTTCTCGATCAAATTTATCGTGGCGTGATGGATACCGGCATACAAACCCTCAATACCGGATCTGATATTATCTTCCTCTCTAGCGGAGACATACTGCATGACCGCGTAGGGGCAGCTAAGGCCGATCTGCAAGCCGGCGGCACATGGCTTACTTCTGGCAACGAAACGTATCGTCATCAGATTTCAGCCGTAGGCGGTAGGACGGATCTTGACCAAGGCACAGATCGTACTGCACTTGCCGAACAAAGATACCGCCGAAATTTGCCGGCCCCTCCTGTTATGATGACCCAAGTTCCCCAGCCCGGAACAACCACCGGAGACAACAACGATTTCTGGGGCCGTTGCTATTATGATAATGGCGAGTGGCAGGGGTATTACTTCCCAAGTAACGGGACCAGTCCCACCAGCTCTCGCTTTGAGATGCGTTGGCTGCCGCAGAACGTAATTGACGCAGTTACTCCGAAGGTTTGGTTCTACGACGAGACCTCTGCATTTAGTGGCTCGGCGACTAATTTCCAGACTTACTTTACTTTCAATCTACTGGAAGATGATACCTCTGCTTCAACTACTGTTGGGGTTGCGGGCCAAACAGCCGAACAACTTAGGAAGCGACATGCAATGGCGCGGTATAAGGAAGGGTGGATGCCAACCAATCCGCCTCTGTCATACCCTGACACCTTGCTGGATACACCGACCGCAACAGAGCAACCTTTTGTCGCATCATTCACAAAGCATGTCTCAAACAACGGTCAAAATTCCAACACGGGCGATGACCTTGTTGCCACCTTTGAAGCAGCCCCTCACAATGCTCAGCTTACTGTCGGGCAAAAATACTATGTTGAAATCTGGATTCAATCAGCGTTAGCTGATGGCTCAGCGCCTCTTGAGCTTTCACATGGTGCACAACGTGTAATTTTTGAGTTTGAAAGATAACGAAGGAGATACAAAATGGACAGCCCTCAAGAAGAGGCCAAGACCGCTCTGGCTAATGCTCCTTCGTGGTTTCTGCGAATCGTTATAGCCGGTCTCGTGATGATGTGTATCGGAGCTGTGCGGGTGGAAAGTCGGATCACCCGGCTGGAGGAGCAGGACCGAATGTTCGCAAAGACTTTTGAGAACATTGATAAGAGCCTAGACCGCATTGTGACTCTTCTTGAGAACGCCTCTGAGGGTCTTCAACAGGGTCGGGAGGTGCAGGTTCGATTTGAAACTCAGATTCAGTCCTTAAACGAGCGCACAGATCGTTTGAGTAGATTCCACGAAGGAGGTCAGCAAAGTGGCCACCCTAAGCCCTAGAAGTCTGGAAAAGCTCTCCCTAGTCGATATACGGCTACAGGAGATCGTAATGAAGGCTATCGAGGTTATGGATTTCTCAGTTATCGAGGGCCATCGGGATTATGTCAAACAGGAGAAAATGTTCGCAGACGGCCACTCTCATTTGAGGTGGCCTGACTCGAAGCATAATCAGCTCCCCAGTAAAGCGGTTGATCTGGCCCCGTACCCGATCGACTGGGCTGATACAGAACGGTTCGTTCTTTTGGCTGGCGTCATGTTTACGCTGGCCAGCCAGCGTGGAATCGAGCTACGGTGGGGCGGTGACTGGGATCGAGACGGCAGAATGTCTGACGAGTCTTTTAGAGACTACGTTCATTTCGAGATTGTGGAGGGCTAAATGCAGATTGAAGAGTTCATGCAGACCCCCACCAAAGAGCAATGGGCGTCCGAACTGGCGCAGGGTTGGGAAGGGCCGGATGGCTCCTCATGTTCCACCGATCACATCATGGGTATCCGAATTGGTATCACATCTCCCTGCTACGGCTACGTTGATTTGCCAGCTAACCTTCACGACTGGAGATACCGGCTCGGGCGGCGGCTTGATCTTAGCGAGGCTCATCGGCGAGCGGCTGACATTGCCTATAGAAAAGATTGCATACGAGAGATCAAAGCATCACTCGATGGAAAAATGATGACTGCGATCGGCGTTTTCCGATCGTGGGTGCGCTATTACGCCCTTCGAGCATTCGGCTGGAAGGCTTGGAGATTCAGATAAGTATTTCAGAGGGGGGTTGTTTTTCGTGGGCGTGAAATAACTCTGATCTGAGATACTTCATTTAGTACGGCTTTCGGGGGTTTGCCGTGCTGCGTAGGCGGGGGGATCGTGAGATCCCCCCGCCTTTTTGCATTT